GTAGTGTACCAGTTGTTAAATTTGGAAATTAGTCAATTTAATCGGAATGTTAGTATGATATCATATGGCGATGACAATGTAGTTAATATTAGTGATGCTATTATTGAGGAATTTAATCAAAGTAAGATTTCAGAAGGTTATGAGAAGATAGGTATGCGATATACGGATGAGTCTAAAGGCGCTCATGCGGTTAAAGATTTTAGAAACTTGAGTCAGGTAGAATTTTTGAAACGTTCTTTTAGACTTTGTCGTGGTACGTATTATGCTCCACTAGAGTTGCGTGTGATATTGGAAATGATGTATTGGGTGAAAGGAGACTTGAATCATGAAGAACTATGCTTGACCAATTGCGAGACAGCAATTCGAGAGTTGAGCTTACATCCCAAAGAAGTTTTCACTGAGTGGACCAAGCGCATTATGAATGCGACTCGATCGGTCAATATCTATCCCACGTTATTTAGCTATGAGCATACACAGCACATTACAAGTTTATCAGATTTATTTGGAAATATGAATTTTATTAAGAATGATAATTATGATGGATGCGCAGAAATTAAGGCCCAAGTTTTGGATACGGATAATGGAACGAACATGCAACCTGTGACTCAATTGGTAGCCCCAAGTGATCCTATTGCTACAAATGAACCTCAGCAAGTGACTCAGTGGGTTGATGATGCAGCTATTCAATCTGCATCTTTACCCTCACCTGTGGTGCCAGAACGTGATGTTCTAGCCCCAGGATTGGAATCTCGTGAACACAATATTATCGATATTTTGGAGCGACCCGTGAGAATTGGAAATTTCACGTGGGATACTTCACAAGAATTCGATACTGAAATTGCTAGTTACGATTTTCCTGAGTCGATTATTGCTGCTGCTTCAAATGTGGCTGACAAAATTGATCACTTTACTTTCTTGAGGGCTCATGTTGAAATACGTTTCGTTGTCAATGCTAATACTTTTCAGGCTGGACGATTCGTTGCATATTTTGCACCGTTCAGTAAAGATGTTGAAATAGGAAATCGATTTGATGTTAACAACTACATGTCAGCAAAGACTGTTTTTCCCCGCGTTGTTTTGGATGCTGGTTCTGGTAATGTAGGTGAATTATTGATACCTTATGTATCATATTATACGCATTATGATTTGGCTCGAGGCATTGGAGATTTGGGAACTGTGAGAATTTCCGTTTTGAATAAGCTGCAAGATGGTGACGCAAATGTTGCTGTGTTTGCTCGATTCAAGGACATTTCTTTGCAAATGCCAACTGCTGCCCCTAATTCTCTTTCTGCTTCTGCCCGCTTATTGAGTGACTTTAAACGTGAGGTTTTCGCATCAAGTGACGTTACTAATCCACGGTTTAGGCGTTATATACGGGAGGCCATGTTTAATGCTAAGAATGAAGCTACGACAAGTCGTTACAATCCGAGCGAGAAACCACATGCACAAGTGGGTGAAGGACAAATGAGAGCTGAAACAGGAGTTGTCACTAAGACATTGGATACCATTGCAGGAATTTCATCTTTTGCTGCTCAAGTTCCCGTAATTGGGAAATTTGCGGCTCCAATTGAGTGGATTTCTCGCGCTGGTGCCCAGGTTGCGAGTTATTTTGGTTTGTCCAAGACAGGAAATTTGACACCAATAAATAAATTGGTTTCTATTCCTGCTTATGGATTTACCAATGTTGATGGAGTTGATAACTCATTAGTTTTGGGCTCTTCTGTTGAGAATGAGATTGGGACTCGTTTTGATTTGTTTGGATCACAGTTGGATGAAATGGACATTGCGTATATTTGTAAACATGAGTGTTATTTGACACAGTTTCGCTGGAAGAGCGTTGATGCCCAAGATAAGATTTTGTTCAAGGCAATTGTGAGTCCAACAGCTTTGAATTATGATAAGGACACTAACCCTCCGGTTTATCATTCCACTGCAATGGGTTATGTTGGATCAATGTTTCGTTATTGGCGAGGTAGTATCAAGTACAAGATTCAGGTGACGAAAACGGCCTATCACTCAGGTCGTCTTCGTGTGTCGTTTGTCCCCTCGGGAAACCTTGGCTTGTTAGGTTACGATTATAATCAAGGGTATTCTGAGATTATTGATTTGCGTACCTCGGATGAAATAGAGTTCACCATACCTTTTGTTTCTAACACCTTGTGGAAAGCCTGTGATTTGGAAAGATATGATAATCCTTCTAGCTATGTGAGTTCAACTGGCGTTCTTGTGGTGCAAGTTATTAATG